ATAGCGATGTGAACATCAACAACGGAGTTTATGACATCAATATTGCCACCTTTACCGTAAGCACCACCACGATTGCAGACCTTGTGAACATTGATAATCACATCGCCCCTATCGACTTCGGTACGGCTGACATTTCCGGGATCGGAGATGGAAGTATCAAAGGGGCTATTAGTGAACTAAATGCGGAAATTGTCGGGCAATGGACTCTTTTAGGTACTATCAGTAATTTGAGTGATACGGTTACCGTAGCATCTAGTTATAACAGTTTGAAAATAGTCGTCCATTGGAAATATGGTGCATGGTATGGCACAACATTTTGGGCAGATACACAGGACACATGGACTGTTACAGCAATAAATGTTGAAGTTGACTCAGGTAGCACAGCAAGTGGTGTAATATCGTTTAACAACACAACCAGAACAATCGACATTGGAGGAGTGAGAGAGTCTGCAACAGTCAATGTTTCAGTATATGGACGCTGAACTAAATAAGACTATTGTTCACTAGAAATACTCACGGTTACTGCAAAAATAAACGGCATTATTGCGTAAAAATTTCAAAAAAGGCAAAAAAGAGGGCGGGCATAAAGAATGTAAAAATTCTTTAACCCGCTCTCTCTGAATGAATGGTAAATAAACTATATCATATCGGAGGGACGTAGCGCAAATGAAACTAGATTTTATCGACAAGTATAACCTTGCCGTGGGTACGGCGGTAGGGGTGCTGACGGCGATACTAGGCACGTATTGGTATCTGTTCGCCGGGTATCTGTTACTTAACGTTTTGGATTGGCTGACGGGGTGGCACAGGGCGGTAAAACTGCATCAAAGCAGTTCGGACAAAGGATTTAAGGGCATCGTGAAAAAGACGGGGTACTGGGTCATAATCACGGTGGCTTTTTTAATTCCGTCCCTGATTATTGGGGTAGGCAGAGACATCCTGAACGTGGACTTAAAGTTTATGACCGCATTAGGGTGGCTGACCTTAACAATGCTGATCGTGAACGAGGCGAGGAGTATTCTTGAAAACTTAGTCGAGGCGGGATATGAAGTCCCGGAGTTCCTTATAAAAGGGTTAGATGTTGCGGCGAAACTGTTAGAGAAGAAAGCCGAAACAGACCGCCCCTCTGATGAGTTGCACGAGATAACGGAGGAGACAAATGAAAGTCACACAGGATTGGATTGAGGGAGCAAATCACACCATCCCTTGTAACGTAGCCAATTACAGAAAGCGCACATCCAGAAACGTGGAATACATCGCTATCCACTACACGGCTAACAAGTCGGACACCGCCTATGCAAACGCAAAGTATTTCAATTCCGGGAGCAGAGGGGCATCCGCTCATTTCTTTTGCGATGAGCATGATATTTACCAGACCGTAAGACTCCACGATGAGGCGTGGCACGTTGGAGCAAAGACCTATAAGCATAAGACTTGCCGAAACGCTAACTCCATCGGGATCGAGATGTGTACGAGCGGAAATGCTATCGTAGCCGATGCCACAAAGCGCAAGGCCGCCGGGGTGGTGGCGTATCTGTTTATACAGTTCGGATGGAGTGCTGATGAAGTCGATACAAGAGTCCTGAGGCATTGGGATGTGACGGGCAAGTGGTGTCCCGCACAGATGGCGGGGACAGGGAATACGGATTGGCTCTACTTTAAAAACCTTGTCCGGGAGAAAATCGCCAATGCGACCCGCCCCTTAGAAAAGCCCCTTGTTTCTGTCCTTGTCTATAACTATGATTATTACGTGGCGCATAACCCTGACCTGAAAGCGGCGGGGGTTGTGGGCGTACAGGCGGTGACAGAGCATTTCCTGAAATGTGGCATGAACGAGCTTAGACAGGGATGCGATGGGTTCTCCGCACGGGTCTATAAAGACTATAACGAGGACTTACGCAAGGCTTTCGGGGATGATAACCCCATGTATTATTGGCACTATGTCAATTATGGTTATGCTGAAAAGCGGGTTCACGTTTGACACGAAAAAAGGACTCCGTTTTGGAGTCCAATCCGTGACAAATTCGTGACAAATCCGTTTTTACGATGGCGGTTTTATGGGAACTCTAGGAGTTCAAATTTTGACACGTTTTAGAGTTCCCGCTGACCGCAACCCTTGAAAATACAAGGTTTTTAGGTTATGGAGCATACGGGACTTGAACCCGTGCATACAAACCGCAAAGCCATTGTAAATGCTCTATTCATTCTTTTTTCGTGTCAAATCTGTGACAAAATATCTGCAATTTTCTCTTTGGCTTTCTCCATCTCCATCTCATGCTGATACACCGTTTTCATAACGTGGTCTGTTTTCCACCTACCAATGGCCTGTATCTGTTTATCAGGCACACCTTGATTATGCAAGTATGATGCCATGAAGTGCCTGAAAGTATGGAGCGGAAATCTGGGGATGCCTAACTTATCCTGTATTCTTTGCAAATTCTTATAGGGCGTTGCTATATGCCCTTTCCAGATGTACCCTTGTTTCCTTATCAAATCGGCTAAATCATCGTCTATTTTTATCGTTCCTGCTGACTCTGTTGTTTTCGTTGCTTTTATTACGTTCTTATTTTCACCATCTGTCACTAATGCCTTACTGATCGTAAGTACGTTCCCGGATAAATCATCTACGGTAAGGGCGCATATCTCTGACCGCCTGAGACCGAACACGGCAAGACGGAAGAAAACCTCTAAATCCGTTCCCTTGACCTCTGCAAGTATTCTGTTCACATCCTCAGCCGTTGGAAAGTACCTTTTCGGCTTTACTGCCATTGGCAACGTGGGGGTGTGTAGCCCCAAATCAAAGAACGAAAAGACCGCAGTAAGAAAGGCGGCGTAGTTCTTTACGGTCTTTGGCTTTCGCCCTTTTGCGTATCTGTTGACCTCTGTTTGGAAACTTGCCCCGGTGACGGCGTTTATTCTCATGCAGCCGAAACTGTCAGAAATGACACGGATAAGGCTTTTATATCCCCTTATGGTACTAGGTGACACTATATCCTTTTTTGCATCTATGTAAGCCTCACACGCTTTCACAACGGTAAGGTCTTGAGGTTTCTTTACGTGGGCGGTGGCATCTGAAATGATTTTCATAGCCTCTATTTGGGTAGGGCGGTGGTCAAGCGTTACCGAGTAGCTTTTGCCGTTTACCATTTGTCTTATGCGGTAGTTCCCGGAGGGTAGTTTTGTTATGTTCATTTTTGCAATCCCCCGAAACGCTCTGCATACGCCAAAAGCCTATCCACCAAGTGCCGGGTGTCCTCATCGGCGTTGCGGTACTTCATCCACAATTCTATTTCCGGGCGTTCCGTCTGTTCCCCGTCTATGAGGTCAGTTTTCTGGCATCCAAACACCTTGCACATACTTTCAATCATCCCCATGCGTGGCTCAGTTCGCCCACATTCCCACGATGATACGGTTTTATTGGAAATGTGCAAACGTTCGGCAAGCTCTGATTGTTCCATAGATAAGCTCTGCCTATATTTTCTTATGTTATCGCCTATCACATTTACACCCCCTTTCGCTTTCATAATATATCGGAAAAATAAATAAATCTATAAATCATAGAAATATATGTTGACAATCTACAAAACATAGACTACTATACAGGAGTAGTCTACAAAACATAGAATATTCGATCGGATAAAAAACAGAGACAGGAGGGAAAAGAATGGCACTAACTTTGCGTGCGTGGAGACTCGCAAGGGAAATTTCTCAGGAGAAAATGGCTGATATGTTAGGCATCCATGTGAACACTTATCAGAATTGGGAGAAAGCCCCTGAGAATATTTCCATCGGTTTTGCCCGGAAAATATCGGACATTCTGGGAGTCTCGGAAAACGAGATTGATTTTACGGAGAAAAAGTAAAAATTCGACGGCTCAAATCTGAGCAGTCGGTTTTCGGACAGGAAATCTAAAAACCACTTTCCACCCCATATCGGGCAGAAAGTAACTAGGCTCAAATTTGAGTCAAAAAGATATGTCCAAATCTGGACACATCTTCCAGATAGGAGATGCAGATGGATGAACTTGTGAAAATTAGGCAGGATAGGGCGGTCACAACGAGTTTACAGGTGGCTGAAATGTTCCACAGGCAACACAACAATGTTTTGCGTGACATCGAGGCTTTGGATTGCTCAGAAGAATTTAGAAAGTCCAACTTTGGACGCTCCAACTACATGAACAAACAGAACCACAGACAACCCATGTACTACCTGACAAAAGACGGTTTCACGTTCCTTGTCATGGGTTACAAGGGCAAAAAGGCGGCGGAGTTCAAAGAAAAGTACATTCAGGCGTTCAACACCATGGAAAAGGTCATCATGGAGAAGTCCACGGACGCATGGTTACAGACACGATCCGCCGGGATGCTCACACGGAAGTCCGAAACGGACACCATCAAAGAGCTTGTGGAGTACGCCAAAGAGCAAGGCTCTACCCACTCGGATATGTTGTATGTCACCTATACGAAGTTGGCAAACACCATGACGGGAGTAAAGAGCCGGGAGAGTGCAACGGTAACGCAGTTGAACAATCTGAGCATCTTTGAAAACCTCATCTTGCAGATGATACGGAACGGCATGGCGGCGGGGCTTGGGTACAAGGACATTTACAGAGAGTGCAAGGCACGGTGTCAGATGGCACAACAGGTTGCCATGATAGGGGGTTAGGATGCCAAAAGTAAGGCTCACAGAGGCACAGAGGGCAGAGGACAGGGTGAACGCATGGCTCTGCTTACAGATGAAGTTACAAAAAAAGAGCCAATCCGACATTGGGGAAATACTGAACATACCCGGAAAGTGCATCGGTGAGAGGTTGAGGGGAATAACCCCGTGGAAGTTTGGCGAGTTAGTGACAGTAGTTATCGCCTTGGGCGGTAGATTGGAGGAAATCTTATGAAGTTGGAATTTATTAGTTCTGTTGCAACATTAGAGGACTTGTACGAGTACAACGAAAACCTCGGGATCGAGTTCCTTGTGGAAGATGGGAAAATCACCGATGTCTCTTTCCCTGACTAAAGCCCTAGTTGTTGCGGTGCTTTCCGTCAATGCAACCGTGGCACAGGTAAACCCCGACATAAACCTCATGGCTCGTATGGTACAGGCAGAGGCGGGAAACCAAATCGAGGATGGGCAGAGGCTTGTGATAGATTGCGTACTCAATAGAGCCGAGTCGGAGTATTTCCCTAACACCGTATCGGAAGTGATAAACGCACCCGGTCAGTTTGATGTGGTGGCAAATGGGGCAATCCGCAAGGCAACGCCCACGGATGCGGTATATGACCTGATACGGCAAGAGAGAAAGGAACGCACAAACAACGAGGTTATTTATTTCACGGCGGGCGGTTTCAATCCGTCAGGTGAGCCGTGGCAGAAAATAGGGGATCACTATTTTTCCACCATCAGAAAGGATTTGAAAGATGATTGATGCAATCAAGATATATGCAGACTTTGAAAGCAACATCCGGGATGTAAGGGATATGTTGTCAGACAACGAGAAAGTTGACCTTTTCATTGAAAAAGGCAAAGTGACCGTCATGGTAACGCACCAAATCCACGGAGGAGCAGAGGAATACTTGCACTACACATTGGAGGGCGAGTGATGGAAGAATATCAGGCAAATCTGATGCGCCCCATGTATCAGGAAAAAGAGGAGTTTTCCCACGAGTGCGAGGAGTGCGAAAACGGCATCCACCTGTATGAGAAGTATTACACCGTGCCGAGCGGGGCTTTCGGTCTTGAACAGGTACTATGCGAGGATTGCACAATGCGCCATGTGAGTTATGCAAGACATACAACGGAGTGTATCTATTGTGGGCGAGAGATTGAAGAAGATGAGGATTGCTTTATCACGGGCGATGAGGCGTATATCTGTCTGGATTGCCTTGCGGATATGTCAACTATCAATGTCGATTGAAGTCAGGAGGATGAAAGATGCTGAAAAGCTATGAAGAATTACGGCAAATCGATGTGAGGCCGTTTTGCAAGCCCCGTGACGGGTTTCTATATCTGAATTGGGCAAAGTGCATCGACCTTTTACACGAGAATGGGGCAGAAAAGGTCTACTTTGAGCCTATCCCAGATGAAAAGACCGGGAGTTCCTTGCGGATGACATCGGAGGCGTTCACGGACAAGTCAGGCGTTTCCAATAGATGCTATGAAACCCGCATCCGTGTTGTTATCGATGACAAAGAATACATCATGCAGACACCCGTGATGAACGGCACGAACCCGGTAAAAGACAACTCTATGAACCAAAACAGGGTGTGGACTTCAATGTGCCGGGCTTTCGTAAAGTGCGTGGCGATCCATACGGGGCTTGGTTTCTCGCTCTGGCTCGATGAGGAAATGAACGAGGGCAAATTTGAGGAAGATATCCCGGAAGTTGACCAACCCGCAACCGAACCGCAAAAGAAGTGCCTAAACGATTATGCAAACGCTTACCACTTAGATATGGATGCGTGGCTTGCAATGAACCATGTGACCATGGACACCCTGACGGATAAACAGGCCGGGAAGATGTTATACGCCCTCAACGCTAAATACGGCGAGTTGGGCAATGAAAAGGTAAAGAAGAATGACAGGAAAGACGGATGATATCGTTGTTTTCCTCTTAAAACAAGACAAGGGCATCATGTGGGATTTATCGGAGCATAAAGAACGGCGCAAGCGGTCACTCGATAGCAACGCCTATTTCCATGTTCTATGCGATAAATTGCGCCAAAAGTTGGGTATCAGCATGGCAAGGTGTAAAAACCACCTGATAGCCGACTACGGGCAAATCCTCTATTTAGGGGATGAACCCATGATATACAAGACCAATGCCCCGGAAGATTACATGATGGAACTCGAAACGCTACACACCAAATGCGTAAAGGTCACCACAGAGAACGGCAGAGAGGTCTTTTTCTACCGGGTATACAGAGGGAGTCACGAGTACAACACCGAGGAAATGTCACGGTTAATCAATGGAACAGTAGAAGAATGTAAGGCACAGGGCATCGAAACGGCAACGCCTGACGAAATCGCCCGGATGCAAGCGTTATGGGAGTCACGATATGCGAAAAGAGAGGAACAAAAAGGGGTCACTCCGAGACCTGATTGATAACGAAATCGAGAGCGTTGCAAAAGAGATTTGTGACGAGTATTGCAAATGGCCTCTGTTGTGGGATGAGGAGGCAGAGGGCGAACCTCTGGAAAGTAGCCACGTTTGCAAGAACTGTCCTTTTACGAGGCTTTAAGGTAGGGGGTCACATGGAATACAAAGAGTTTTTGAAAACAAAGGAATTGCAGACGATAGATGCCGGGTTTGATGTTCCCGAACAATGGCTATCTGACAGGCTCTTTCCGTATCAACGGGATATTGTCAGATGGGCGTTGAAAAAGGGAAAGGCGGCGATCCTGACGGGGTGCGGTACGGGTAAAACGTTCATGCTTTTGGAGTGGGCGTATTGCGTACACAAACAGACCGGGGGAAAGGTGCTGATAGTATCGCCCTTGTCTATCGTTTCCCAGACGGCAAGAGAGGCAGAGAAGTTTGATATATGCCATGTCAATGTATGCCGTACACAGGCAGATGTTAAGGGCGGATTAAACATCACCAATTATGAGATGGTGGAACATTTCACGGCATCCGATTTTGTGGCGGTTGTTCTGGATGAAAGCTCAATCCTCAAATCGTTTACGAGCAAGACCACGGCGGATTTTACGGATAAATTCTACCGAACGCCATACAAGCTACTATGCACCGCCACAATCGCACCAAACGATTATACGGAGATTGGAACATCATGCGAGTTTTTAGGCATCATGAGCCGAACCGAGATGCTTGCAACGTATTTTGTGCATGACGGCGGTAAAACATCTGATTGGCGGTTGAAAAAAGCCGGGGTGAGTAAGTTTTGGGAGTGGTTCGCAACGTGGGCTATCTATTTCAACTCACCGAAAGACCTCGGCTATGAGGATGAGGGGTACGAATTGCCCCCTCTGAACATCGAAACGATCCTCACGAAATCCGAGATAGAGGACTATCAGATGTTCGTAAAGGTTGCGGAGACCTTACAGGAACGCCGAGAGGCACGCAAAGAGAGCATGGAAGATAGGACGGATAAAGCATACGAGCTGACACAATCAGACCCGTCACAATGGCTCTTGTGGGTGGACTACAACGATGAGAGCGAAATCCTACGCAGAAAGATACCTGATTGCGTGGAAATCAAAGGAAGTGATGACCCGGAAACGAAAGCACAGGCAAGCATCGACTTTGCAGACGGTGGCATCCGATGTCTTGTGAGTAAACCGTCAATCTTTGGCTTTGGGTCAAACTTCCAGAGTTGCCACAACGAAATCTTTTGCGGGCTTTCGGACTCTTACGAGCGGTTTTATCAGGCGGTGCGGAGATGTTGGCGGTTCGGACAGAAAGAACCCGTAAACGTATACATCATCCTGTCAGAGAAAGAGGTAAGCATCTTGGAGAACGTGAGACGGAAACAAGCCCTCATGGACGAGATGCAAAAGAACATGACCGCCCTGATGAAAGAGGTCACTCTGTCAGAGATAAAGCACACCACCCGCATCACAACGGACTATAAGCCCACGGAGCAATTCACGCTCCCGGCATTTATGAAAGGATAAGGACATGAACGTAATTGACCAATACCAAACTGACCGCTATGCGATTTATAACGGCGATACTTGCGAGGTTATAACGGCGATCCCGTCAGACAGTATCGGGCTTTCCGTGTACTCACCGCCCTTTTCGAGCCTGTATACCTACTCAAATAGCGATAGAGACCTCGGAAACAGTAAAAACGATGAGGAGTTCTTTACTCACTTTGAGTTTATCGTGAAAGAGCTTTACAGGATTTTGATGCCGGGGCGCATTATGGCGGTGCATTGTATGAACCTACCCACATCAAAGGAACGTGACGGGTATATCGGCATAAAGGATTTTAGGGGCGATTTAATACGGCTCTTTCAATCCGTGGGATTTATCTATCACTCTGAGACTTGCATCTGGAAAAATCCCGTAACGGCGATGCAGAGAACTAAAGCCCTTGGGTTACTCCATAAGCAAATAAAGAAAGACGCTTGCATGAACCGAATGGGCATCCCTGACTATGTTGTGTTTATGAGAAAGCCCGGAGAGAACCCCGTGCGTGTGAGCAACACAAATGAGACTTTCCCCGTTGACCTCTGGCAAGACTACGCAAGCCCGATATGGGATGAGTACAATTCCCCGGTATGGTGGGACATAAACCAGAGCAACACCCTGAACCGTATGTTTTCCGATGAGGAAAGTGAAAGGCATATATGCCCCTTGCAGTTAGATGTCATCGAGAGATGCGTGAAAATGTACTCCAAAGAGGGCGATACGGTCTTTACTCCGTTTATGGGTATTGGCTCGGAAGTCTATCAGGCGGTCAAAATGGGGCGCAAGGGCATCGGGATCGAGTTGAAAAGGGAATACTTCTTACAGGCTAAGAAGAATATGCAGACCCTAGACGATGAGAGCAAGCAGATAAGCCTGTTTGACTACATCGGGAACTTGACCACATGATGCACCGCAGAACTAAGGCGTGTGCCATTACTCCCAGAGTACGGGAAGAAGTGGAACGGCGAGACGATCATGTATGCCTCTTTTGCGGAAAGCCCGGACGGGGAGAGGCACACGTTGTGCCGAGGTCTCACGGTGGCCTTGGAATACCAGAAAACATCATCACGGTCTGCCGTGAGTGCCATGAGCGCATGGATAACACCACGGCAAGACCAATGTACTTGAACATAGCAAAAGAATACCTAAAACGGCAATATCCCGGATGGAGTGAGGAACAGGTGACATACAGAAAGGGGTGATGCCATTGATTTAAGAGGCACGGTCTCTTATGAGGGGAATTAGTATATCACGGAAAGCCATTTCCCCCCGCTCCCTCAGGCGGGGGATGCCTCTGGAAAGGACGGAAGATGAGTTACATTTCAGATTATTTACACGGCGGGAGTGAGGAAGAATACAGAGCCGAGGCCGCCAGAGAGAACATGAGAGATAGGACAGAGCGTGCGGAAATCCCGTTTTCCGTTGGGAGAAACTACGAACTGTTCGAGAAAAGGGAAAACGGAGAGTGGTACTATTCCGCAACCTATGACATTGACGATGAAAAGAGCCTTAACGAGCTGATTAGCGATGTTTGGGAACACGGCAAAAAGGGCATGGAGGTCTTTATCGATCCTGAGGAGGAGTGATGAACAGTAAGATTAAAGGAAACCGGGCAGAAGTCGAGGTTTCGCACATCCTTGAGGCTCACGGCTACACCGCCCACCGTGGCATCCAATACAACCCGGATCGTTTTGAGGCAGATGTCGAGGGCTTGCCGGGTATCCACATCGAAGTCAAGAGAGTGGAACAGTTAAACATTTACAAAGCCATGGAACAGAGCATCCGGGATGCCAAAGACGGAGAGATGCCCGTGGTTATCCATCGGAGAAACCGTGACTATTGGAAAGTGACCATGAGGCTTGAGGAGTGGCTAGAGATTTACAGAAAGGCGGCAGAGTATGACAAGGGCAGAGATAAACGAGATTAAGGCGAGGATGCTTGACGAAATCATGGATGCTACCGCAGACGGTAGGGAAATTGATACGGGTTTACTCATGGGGTTGCTCGATAATCAGGCATACACGTTAAATTTTCTATCCGAGATCATGGAAGAACAGGCAGACATGGCAAAAAAGGCGGGGTATTGAAATGGCAAATAGACGGATGTTTTCAAAACGCATTATTGAGAGCGCAAGGTTTCTCAAAATGCCTATATCAAGTCAGGCTCTATACTTCCACCTTGGAATAGAGGCAGACGATGACGGAGTTGTTGAGGCGTGGGGCGTTCTCAAATCGGTGGGATGCACCGAGGACGATTTAAGGGTTTTGGCATCAAAGGGGTTTATCCGGGTGCTGAATGAGGACTTAGTCACATACATTCTCGATTGGAACGAAAACAATCAGATACGCCCTGATCGAAAAATCGACTCCATTTATAAAGACCTTTTAATCAGCATGAACCCGGACATTAAACTCATTGAAAAACGCCCTAGAGCTGACAGAAAGCCTAAAGTTATCGAGGAAATGGACAACCATGGGACAACCATGGGACAACCAATGGACGGCATAGGTAAGGATAGGTTAGGTAAGGATAGGTTAGGTAAGGATAGTTTAGGTGAGGATAGGTTAGGGGAAGAAGAACCCCGCTCACAGAAACCCAAAAAGCACACATACGGCGAGTATAAGCACGTTCGGTTATCAGATGATGAGTTCAATCGTTTGTGTGATGAGTTCGGTCTCATGGAGACAGAAAAAGCCATTAAGAAAGTTGATGAATACTGTCAGGAGACCGGGAAAACCTATAAGGACTACAACCTCACCATTAGACGGTGGGGATTTGACAACAAAAAGAGCGATGCCACCAAAGGTGGCATAGATTGGAGCAAGGTATGACAAGAGACGAAGTTAAGAAAATCGTGGCGATCATCAAATACACCTACCCCAAGAGCATTAAAGACGAAGAAGTTTCCATGGTGGTGGATGCGTGGGCGTTTATCCTTGCCGATGAAGATGCCAAAGCCATAGGCGAGGCGGTGAAAAAATATTGTGCCTCTGGAAATGCGTTTGCCCCCAACCCGGGGCAACTCATCCAGATGGCAAAGCCACCCGAAAAGAGCTTGTCAGAGATGGAGGCATGGAGCATGGTTCGCAAGGCAATTACGAACGGTATATATGGTGCTGAACAAGAGTATAGCAAACTTCCTCCCACCGTGCAAAGAGCCGTAGGCGATCCCGGACAGTTGCGGGCATGGGCGATGATGGAAATTGACTCTTTGCAGACCGTGGCGCAATCCAACTTTATGCGGGTTTACCGGGCAGAGACTAAGAAAGCAGATGACAACGCCCTGAGGCTAGAGGTTCAGGAACAGTTACGGATAGGAGTGGAAGAATGAAAATAAGCGAAATCATCACAGATAAGTATAAGTTGCGTATGCCGCCAACAGTTTATTATGAGCTTTTGGCTGATGTATTGGAGGCAGAAGATGAGCAAGAGCATTGTGAAGATGCCATCAGCAGACAGGCGGTGCTTGATGGACTTGCAAGTATAGCAAAGGCAAAGGCAAAGAGTGATGCACAGAAATCATTGATGGGTAGGGTTATGTTCTTCGTGGAGCAATTACCACCTGTAACACCGCAGCCTAAGATGGGGCGGTGGATACCTGTTAGTGAGAGGTTGCCGAAGCCATACGAACAAGTGTTAAGAACTGTAAAATCTATTGGATGGAACGGCACTTTCCACATTCATGTTGACCTTGGTTCAATATGCCCAATAGATACAGATGTTATAGCATGGATGCCTTTACCGAAACAGTATAAGCCACAGGAAAGTGAGGAAACGGAATGACAAAGGAAGATGCAAAACAATGGATAGTAAAGCAAAAGCAAAGCGGTGACACGATAAGCAGAGAAGAAACACTGACCGCTTTTGCAGATTATGTTGGCAGTGGTATGAGCATGGATGATTATGATGCTCTTTGGAACATTGTTGCAAAGACGCCGCCAGTCAATCCGATAGGGCCTATTCTTGACAAGATAAGAGCCGAGATAGACAACGCTTTATCCGATGGCATGGTACATAAAAAGACAGTTCTTGGAATTATCGACAAGTACAAGGCAGAAAGTGAGGAATAAGGAATGGAAAAATTCAAGAACAGAAAAGAGCAAAGAGAAGTAACTGAAACAATGGATAGAGTATTATTGCCCTTGCTTGAGTACATTAACACTGAAACTGCAATTAAAATCAGAAGAGGATTATATCTTTTAAGCAAGATTGATGTTGAGCCACAGGAAAGTGAGGATAAGGAATGAACGCTTATGATGTACGAAATCTGCTTGATACTTTAGAAACGGCAAGAATACACGCAGGGGCAGAAATGGAAAGGCTATGTAATAACAATCAGCATATAGATGCGTGCGTGTTTCAATCTATTAGGGATAGTATTGCACAGAATATACAGTTATTGCAATCTTATGTGATTTGTAAGGCAGAAAGTGAGGAAGTATGACAGAGGAAATCACATACAGGCGTATTGATACATCGGAGACCGAGGGGGAGCGCATCATTGTGACTCATGTATTTTCGAGCCGTGACCCTGAGGAGATAGCGGCCTTTGAGGCAGAGCTGAAAGAGACCGTAGGCGGCGGGATCGTGTCGGAGGTATTCAGATGACGGATAAAGAAATCATCCAGAAGTACAAGAGCATGGATAAGAGACAGGCCGTTTCCGTAATCGCTGACCTTTGCGGTGTGGAACGGTTGGAAATCATAAAGGTTTTAGAGAGCCACGGGATAACTCCACCCGGACGGAGACCCGTTGACCTTTACAGGAGACTCGAAGAACTCGACAGGAAGATTAAGTATCACGATAAGTGGAAAAAGGTCTGGGAGGAAAGATATAAAAAAGTGGCAGAAAGGATAAACAAGGGGCAGTTATGAAAATATCAGATTATTTAGATTTAAGCGGTGTGGACGGCGTAAAGCACATCGCATCGGACAGGGTGCGAACCGTGAAACCTGAAAAGGTGACATTTCACGGAAAGACCTATTATGACAAGACGCCATTCTTTATGATGGACTCATCAAAGATCGTCATGGAGGTAAAGCCTGAGGAAACCCCGGAGCGGAGAAAGAAAATCAAGCGGCGAGAAATGGAGCGGTACAGAATACGGACTTGGGAGGGCTGAAATGAGAAAAGATGAGTTCGACATCGTTGAAAAGTACGCCCAGAAAAAGACCACTAAGGCATTGGGCGAGGCTTACGAGGAAGTATGTGCTACACGGAACGGCATCACAGGTGATACGGAATACATTTTAGGCGTAAGGGTAGGGCTTGAGCATGGCAAGAGACATCATCGCCTACCACGCTAGAAAGGAAGAAGATGAGACGGAGTAAAGGCGAAAAGAAGTTTTTGGAGGAACTTATCGAGTACGGAAAGGCTTGGAGGGAACTATTGGAGCGAAACAAGGCAGAACAGGAGGAAAAAGCGGGGGATGAGCAAGTACAGAGTACCAACAGACTTACCTAAAGAGGACTATCTGACCGCCGTACACTATGCCCTCAGATACCCGTTGTGGAAAGCTGAGATGGAAACGAGCGCAGACACCGCTAGGGCGATAAGGTATGACACGGACAGGGTACAGACAAGCGGAGACTTTGACCCGGTACAAAGTACGGCAATCAGGCGGGAAGAAATCGGGCGAAAGATACGGCTTGTGGATGAGATTATCGAGGATACCGCCAAAGACCTGTCATATTACTTGCGGTTCGGCGTGTGCTATGGGCTTACGTTCTGGCAGTTGCAGAGCAAGGGCATCCCATGCAGTAAAAACACATATTACACGATCCGCAAGCGGTTTTATTACGAGCTTTCAAAGAGGATATAAAGATTGGTACTCATGGGACGCAAAACGGATGTATAATGATAGCGTGGAAAATCCGAAAGGATGCCACGTGACCCCCAGAGATGCAGAGAAACCCTTGGCATAGTCCGGGGGTTTTTCTGTTGGAGGGGTTAAGACCATGGGGGTATCGAAAACAAATCCGAGATGGCAGAACGGCAACC